TGATGATCTTTCCACCAAGGGCTGATTTGGATTTTCCGCATTTGGCGCAGATTCTTGCCAGAAATTTCATTTTTTATCCTTCAGTTTGTTCATGCGCTGCCTCAAATCCAAAGTAGCGGACTCGCCTCTGATTCTCCGCAAGTCCTCTAATACGCCCATCCACCATGCAAGCGCTTTTCTTGAGCCTAGAGTCGATTTCTTCTGTGCGTAGCGGTTCAGCCATTCTTTTGCTTCGGTGTTTTTCAGGTGTTCTAATTCCATTTTTGTAAATCATGCTCGACCCCTTAAAAGTTCAGCAATCTTGGCCTGAACCTCAGAGTTTGGTTTAACAGCCTTCTTTGCATCTTCCTCAATCTTGCGTAGGGCAGCGTCATGGTTGGCAGGGGTTGGGGTTGTGACATGAGCCACATCGTATTTGTTAACAAAGGCTTGTTTTTCATGGATTTCAAAAACATCCTGCCAATTGCTTGTGATTGATTTTTCAAGCACAGCCTGAATGTCCTGCCCATTTGCACGAAAACGATCAAGTTTTTTAATCAACAGATGAACAGCGTGGTCAGTTGGTACTCGCTTGATTTTCTTCCGCATAGCCAAAAACGCTTGCCAAGTTTCCAAAGGCATCCAATCTGGCAAAACAATAGCGGTATCGCTCTTTGTCTCTTTCTTTGTCTCTGTCTCTATCTCTGTCTCTAGACTATCAGTTTGATATTGCTCTGATATCAAGTCGATATCATCTTGTTCCAACCAATGAGACAGTTTGTTTAAGCAATCTAAAGTTTGCTTTTCTGTCATTCTTAGGCGAAATGCAAGAGTTTTTGTGTTTGGTAAGCGACCTTCATCTTCGCTAGCGATAAGCCAGCACATAACTAGCACTTTGCTAGCAAGAGGGTCTAATTCATACCATTCCATATCGTCAAGCACATCACGATACAGCTTTACCCACGGCGGTTTGCGGTCTTTGAAATGTTGAAACTTTGACCAATTTCTGATCTTCATGTCGCACCCTTAAAAAACACACCCTGAAAAAGAAACGATGGCAGGCGGGGTGGTTCGCTTTTCAGTTGGGTAATTAGTCCAACCTAGCCATGTCTCATAAAATTTTAACAGTTAATTTCTGCAATTTTTCTTGCTTTTACTGCATCATCAAAATTTAAAAAATAACCCAAATGTTTTCGTTTTTTGTTTCTTGTAATGTAAGCAATCCATTTATTATGTTTTTCATAAAAATGAACACCAGTAACATTTGAATTGCAATTTTTAAATTTTCTTTTGTTTTTTGCCTGTTCGTATAAAGAAGACCATTTACAATTATTTTTGCAATAGTTTCCATTTACATCTATGCGATCAATAGATGTTCCTTCTGGTCTATCCCCCATATCTTTATAAAAATTTTCAAAAGAACGCCATTTTTCATCAACAGTTATACCTCTTTCACCATAATAAATAAATGAAGGATTATTTTTGTTATAGCATCTTTGAAGCATCATATGCCATGAACGATATGTTGATGTATTTGACATACCGTGTTTTTTTACATGATTAGCCATGTTTTTCCAAAAAAAAGGGCTACACCTGAAGTCTCACCCTTGCGGATGTTGGCGGACTGGCTCAGTACCAGCAGACTCCATGTGTAACCCTACTGAGAAACGCCGCCAAGCGTCTTTTGGGAATCATAGCACTTCTTTTACGAAAACGCCATCTTTATTGAGATAACCCTTGCGGTCTTTAATTTCCTCATAAGCGCCTTTAAAGCACTCCACAAGGTCTAAATCCGCACAGGCGCAGCCCATGACTAAAGTCACCAGAATGTCTCCGTAGGCGTCAGCTAAAGCGGCTTTATCGTTTGCATCAAGGGCTAGATAAAGTTCGTCAAGTTCTTCTCTAGTCTTAATTGCTTGTGCCAAAGGGGTAGAGTTTTGCACGATTCCTCGAGCCTCACCCCATTGGATAACCTTCATTTCAATGTCAGCGTAGCTCATCAGAAACAGCTCGTGGTACACATATTAGGGCCAGAACAGGTGGTCGTGCAAGTGACCATTTTGTTTCCAACCATGTAGGTATGAGTTGAGAATTGAGCCTGTGCGACAAAAGAAGCCAAGGCTAGTGAGATTCCAATCAAAGTTTTCATAAAACACCTCTGTAAATACGCTCATCACCCATGAGCGAGGGATAGGCTAGAAAGTCATACGCACCAGGTCGCTGACAAGTCCTAGTCAATTCTCTACCATCGTAATTGCCGACAGTCGTGCCAGCTACGATTTTTCTTGTTGTCGCTACCTTCGGAGCATCCAGATTCTTTCGACCATGCTCTGTGATATGCCACATATCTTCGCCGTGTTGCGAAATTACAACAACGAGACCCTGTTGCGCCATTTCGTCTAGGTATCGCTGAAAGTGAAGCCCAAGCTGGCTGTTTCCTGAGTCTCCGTGAGTGAAAGACTTTGTGGATTTCGGGCCGTAGGTCAGGCGTTTTAATAGGTCTTTGTGAGCGTTTCTGAGTTTCATTCAAACATTCCTTGGGATAGTGATTTTCTGCCAATGACTAAGTTTTTTGTTAACCAATTCCTCTCGCATCTACCCTGTGATTTCATCTTGAGTTCATAGGAAACAAGACAGTCCTCACATGGAGAAACATTCTCTCTTGCTTGTTTGGCGTAACCAACCCATTCTCTATAAGTTTTGTGGTCAGGAAAGCATTTTGGAAAGTACATAATTTATTGTGTATCAAAAATGAGACAAAACTGTTTGGTTTTTACAACACACTAAAAATATTTTTGCAATGCGTTGTTTTTGTCTTATGATTTATTCATGCCCTCGCTGTGAGGGTCTTTTAAGGAGAAAACCATGTTTCATATTCTTACCCTTACCCACGAAGATTCCAGCGCTAAGTTCGTGTGTCACTTTGAACAGTACACAGGCAGCTTGTGGAATGTCTACATAAATTCTGAAGATTGCATTTACAACCTTCTCTCTGAAAGCGTCATTGAGGACTTTGAGCGCCAATACGCAAAGTATCAAAAAGATGATGCAATTCAGCGAGAGATTGATTACGCAATCGACACTCTCAATTTAAAGGCTTTTGATAATGTTTATCGCTAAAGGTTGGAGAAAACGCCGTGATAAAGACAATCGCCCTAATCCTGCTCCCGTTCGCTGTGACTCTTTCGTTCTTCTATCTCATCGGTTCATTCATCTCGGTTAGTTTTAACCCTGTTGAGTGGACAATGGAATGTCGCATTTTGACAACAGCAATCGGATTTATTTTCGGCTTTATGGTCACATACAAGCTGGAATCAAGTAATATCTAGTCATGCCTTCGCTGAAGGTCTTTTAAGGAGTAATTATGGAAATCAATGACACCACCCGCACTTTCCCACGCACACTCAATGAGGCGTTCCCTGCCACACTTGAGAACGGCGCAGCAATAGAAGTCCCAAGCGACACAATGCCTCTCGTTGACAAAGTAATGATTGCTGTCAGCTTGGTGGCTTTCGCTGTTGTTATCTTGGACATTTTCGTGTGGGGTACAAAATGAAAAACATCGCATCAGCACTTGTAAAAGCTCAGAAGGCTTTTGGCCCTGCTCTCAAGACTTCCACCAACCCACACTTTCGCTCAAAGTATGCTGATTTGTCAGCTTGCGTTGAGGCTGTCATAGACGCTTTAAACAACAACGGCATTTTCCTTCTTCAGAAGAACTACGACTGCGCTGACGGAATCATGTGCGAAACAGTCTTTGTCCATGAGTCAGGCGAAATGCTTGAGTGTGGCATTGTTCACTTTCCTGCGGTCAAGAAAGACCCACAAGGTTACGCTTCTGCGCTGACATACGCTAGGCGCTACAGCTTGATGGCGGCTTGCGGTATTGCACCAGAAGATGATGATGGCAATAAAGCCTCACGCCCTGGAAAAACTGTTGTGGATATGACTGACCACATCACAGCAATCCAAGACGCTACCGATGAAGCAACGCTCAAAGCCGCCTACCAAGCAGCTTACAAAGCCTGCGGCACAGACGCTAACTGGCAGAAAAAGATTATTGCGGTCAAAGATGAAAAGAAAGCGAGTTTGGCATGACTAAAGAAGAATTATTAGATCACTTTGCGACAAACGCAATGACAGCACAAGTTGAAAAATTTGGAGTTACCAATCCATTTGCATTGGCTCAAACAGCTTATCGGCTAGCGATTGAAATGGTAAATCATCGCGACAGAATCCATGCGGAATGGTTGGCAGAACAAGAGCGAGAGCAACTATATAAAAATGCCGATTTGCATGAGTTAAATTTACCAGTTAGATATTTTCGTTGCTTAAGAGCAGAAGATATTTATACAAAAGAACAGTTATGTAAATGGGATATACGAGATTTAAAAAGAATTCCTAATCTTGGCGCAAAAGGCGTACAACTTGTTAGAGAAGCCATGGCCGAACATGGATTGAAATTGAAAGGTCAAGAATGATTAAACAAGGAACAACAGCTTTTCCTGTATCAATAAACACTGGAAACGGAGTTCATTGGTCAAAAGGCATGACATTGCGTGATTACTTTGCTGCCAAGGCGATGCAAGGTGTTATTCATAGATCAGTAGTAGATGAATCAATGTGCGCAAAATGGGCCTATGAAATGGCAGACGCAATGCTGAAAGCGAGAGAACAATGACTGAAGAAATCAAACAAGGTTCGGATGCTTGGCATCAGCAAAGATGTGGGCGAGTAACCGCCTCTCGGGTAGCTGATGTGATTGCCAAGACCAAAACAGGTTACTCAACCAGCCGAGATAACTACATGGCGCAGTTGGTCTGTGAGCGCCTTACAGGGACTGTTGCAGAGTCTTACACAAATGCGGCTATGCAATGGGGTACGGATAACGAACCCCTCGCTAGGGCAGCGTATGAGGCCAAGATGGATGTTTTAGTGGATGAGGTAGCCATGATTACCCACCCACGCATTGAACAGGCTGGCGCATCACCTGATGGATATGTAGGCTCTGAGGGTCTCATAGAGATAAAAGCGCCCCAGACGGCTACACATATTGATACCTTGCTGACTCAGACTGTGCCAGGCAAGTACATCACCCAAATGCAATGGCAAATGGCTTGCACAGGTCGAAAGTGGTGCGATTTCGTGAGTTTTGACCCACGGATGCCAAAAGAACTCCAGTTGTTTATTAAACGAGTCCAAAGGGATGAAGATTACATATCAATGCTGGAGAAAGAAGTTCTGTCGTTTCTGATGGAATTGGATGTGAAAGTAAGCAAACTAAATGATTTGAAAGAAAACAATGGCTAAAACACAATATGAAGTCTCCACAATCGTGGGCAAATACACAAATTCTGAAGGTCAGGAAAAGAACCGCTATCAGCGAATCGGCTCAGTCATCGAGACAA